CGCCAATCTCGCCTGGCTGGAGAACAGGGTTCTTCGATGTCCAGTTCGCCGGGGTGTCCCGGCGCTGGTACATCCGTTGAGCGACTACTACCTCAGTCATTACGCGCCGCCACCGTCAAGGACGTATGTCGTGGTATCGGGGGTGATAACGTGAGCGCTGTTCCCCGCACCGCTATAGTTGATGCTATATCGGTGCATACTGTACGACACCAAACCGTTGAGCACAGCTTCTATCTCAATGATAATTTGCCCGGTGTACGCAAGCGTGATCGTTGCTGAGGTCGCCTGTGCATTGAGCGACTGTGTGAGCAGCTCGTTATTGTCGGCGCGTCGAACCCGAATGTTATATCCAGTACCGCTTTCAGCAGTTACACTGTTCTCATCCTGAGTGATAACCGTCGGCAGCATCTTATTGCGGTGCGCCCAAGCCATTACCAGCGTACCGCTCTGCTGAGTAGTAAGCGCAAGAGGGTGCTGACCGTTGATGCGCACCTTGCCCGGTACTGCTGGGCGGAGTGCTTTGCAGACAACGGTAGTGTTCAGGAGGGTAGCCGCTGACTTGGCCATTTCCCCATAACCATTGTACGTCAGCAGCTTCGCGTAGATCGTCTGCGGTTGCACGACATACGGTTCGTCAGGGTTCTCTTCACCGAAACCGTAGCTGAGGAAATACACCTTCGCACCCGCAGGGTGAGACAACGGTACCGTTCCGTAGATACCTCGTGCCACGTATTCAGCAGTCGTACCGTCGAAGCTACGGTAGGCTACAAGCTCGTCGCCCGCACTGCTGCGAATCAGTGCAACGCTGTCACCGGCGTAGAACTGATCCTGAGCAACAACACCAGTCGCGTCACTAAGGTGGTATCCAGCGGTAACAACGAAGCCCGCAGTGTCAATGGCTGCTGTGGTCACCGGGAAAGCATTCAACAGGGTAGCTGTGGGCGTGAAGTCGGTAACGGCTGCACCCTTCACGAGTTTGGCGTCAGCGCTTTCCAAGCCCGAGTAGACGTTATACCCGTGCTCGATGGACTTGGTCTTACTTGCAAGGGTCGCAACGATTGCTCCTGCCACCCCTGACATTTCAAACGGCAGCTCGAAGAGTGCAGGGTTGACCACAGCAGCGGGCGGGCCAACCGGGTTCACCCAGCCGCTACCGCCCGGAGGAGCGAACACCGCTACGCTTGCAGCATACACATCTTGAACTGCATGGATTGTGATGGTGCCGTCGGTAAGCGTACCGAGGTCGACCTTTTGTACCCGCATCACCATGTTTGTGATGCCGTAGGGTTCCCATTCGAACTTGAAGACGTCGCCTGGCTTGAGCTTGCTGGCCTTTCGGTTGCAGCGAATCTCGATGCTGTAGAGGGGTACCGACAGCAGACTCAGCTGACGTGCTGCCAGCTTGTTGGCTGCTTCATTGAGATAGGTACCCGGCATCGAAATGTCGGTGTTGCGGATCTTCTGCTGGAAGTTGATGTTGGCGAAATCCTGCGCCGTTGCCACCTTCTCAGCGTACTCGTGATCACGATCCCGATACTTGACGCGAGCTTGATTATAGGTGCCTTCCCAAGTGGTCTTTGAGAAGTTTGTGAGCTCTTTGACAATACCCATACCAAGGACAGGAAGGGTTGTCATGTCATAATCCTTGCGGATCAACTTGGCAACGATCTTACCCGTGGTCGGGTCCTGGTACATGATGCCGTCTGCAATGCGCAGCGCTTCCTCTGCCAAGTCCTTGCCGGTCAAAGGTTGCTGGACGATAATCGACATGCCAAGGTTTTCCTCGTAGCACGTCTTAGCGCAAGCAATCCACGACGGCTTGTCGATTTGCGACTCATCAATTGACAGCATGCCCCAGCGCTCCGTCATTGCGACGTAGAGCAGCTCCATCGGATTCACATCCTTGCCGTTAGGCATGATGCTATACTTCACATCAAGCTTACTCGACAGGCGCTGGAGCTCTGCATTGATGGGTTCGAGGTTGGTGGTGTTGCCGAAGTAGAAGGCGCTATTTGAGATGGTCGCAGCCAGAGCAATCGGTGTGCCAATCCAGACCGCATTGAGCGGAACTTGATACGTGTAACCGCTGAACACGGTGCGGCATTGGCCCACGTATGCTGGAACATCGGGATCGGACTTCAGAACAAGATAGGGGTCACGGTCTGCGTCAAAGCTTCCCGGATAAAACCTGATCTTACCACGCAGGCCACCTTGTTCCTCCTCGCCTCCGAAAAGGGTGGGCTTGGCAATGCTGATATCGCTAACCGTTGAGAGGCTACCTTCCCAGAACAGATGCTTACCTGCCCACAGCCTCAGGAGCTTTACGCCGTCACCCATGCACCAACACAGGTCGAGACCCATGTGGTACTTGTAGCCGACCGTAACGCGCTTGGACGAGAACATGCCCGTCTTCTGCTTCTTGACAATGGGTACAGGCTGGTAGTCACCGTACCACAAGCTCACCGGGCTGCGAGCGCGCACCGTACCCAAGATCCACGGGATCGGGTCACCTTCCTTGCTGCGCGGGAACTGGAAGTCACCCAGCTTTGCGGCGCGAGCGTTCTCGATGTTGGGCTTCGGAGCCGCCAACACCATGATGATCGCAAGGACAATGATGAAGATGGCGGCCCACATAGGATTAGAACCCCGTTTCGAAAATGTTCAGCGGAGGGATAAGCGGGTGACCGCCAAAATTGCGAGTGTTGTTAAAGCGAGTGAGGCAGTGACCCTTCCATGCGTGGTCACAACCCCGTGTGATCTGCACAGGTGTATCAGATTGCACGCGACCGAAGGGGTAGTTTACCGTGATCTCGCCCGTAGCGCTATCGGCGCCGATCACCATGCGCCTTTCTGACTGGCTTGGGATATAGATTTCACCACCTACGAATTCGCTCACGGGGAACGAACCGTAGTTCTTGAGGACCACAACCTGTCCCGCAGACGATACGTTCAGTACATCGGTGTCAACGCTGTTCGCTACGCGCGGAACCTTGCAGGTCAGGGGGTCGTAGAGGACATGGTTGCATGGACTCTGGAAATACACAGTTGGAACGCTAGCACCCAGCGCATGGCTAAAGATGCTAGGTACGTCAAGGATTGCATTGCGACCCTTGATTGAAATATTCATAACCGGACCGCGCCAATAAATACGATGGTTGGCTGCGTTCTCGTAGGGGGTCAGATCGCGGTAAATGCGATAGACCGTCAACGCCAGTCTCGGAGGGGTAACCTGGAACCCGTAATCCGCTACCAGATCCGTCTTAACAGGAATCGTGATCTTGGCGGTGATGTTATCCTCGGTATTGGTGCCCGCCTTAATGTTGTTTCGCCCCATGCCCGCAATCGGCAAGTAGATACGCCCGTTGAAAAGAATCTCTTCGGCTGCCGTTGTGTAGAAGTAACTCTTATACGAGCCGATGAATTCGTACAGCTCGACGGGCAGGCTGTCGTGCGTACTAAGCTCGCGTGCGTCGATCGTCATTTGATGGCCCGGACATTAAGGGAAACAGTGGTGTCGATTGAATCGTGTGTGAATCGCACACGATCGTTTGAGATGCGCGACTTGATGAGATAGCTCACCTTCTGCACTGTGCGCCATGATACCCCTGTAGGCAAGGGTGGCGCAAACGTGATCGAGGTATTACCGTCACCGTCCTTTGCTGCACCCACGACCTTACAGTAATGCGGTCCCGCGTCTGTGAAGATAGCAAGCCACCTGAACGGAGGTACGGGAAAGTAATCGTCTGCGTAGGTGCCGCCAGCAAAGATCAAGCTGTCAGACCCGTCACCCACTGTCGAGATGATTGTCTGGTCTGCGCGGAACGTCGGTACAAGGAAAGGATTCAAGCTGCCACGTGCATACGCCAAGAACTTGCGCCAATAATCCATTTTCGCAGGACCGCTGCTTTCCATGCGGTGCACCACAAAGCTCAGCGAACGCGCAATCTTTGTGAAGTCCCAATCGTTCTCGACTGTCTGCAAGCCAGTCTTAGCATCAAGCACTTCCTGACCCGTCTGGAAACCATAGCTGTCGTCACCCTCGCCCATTTGCTGCTCAGTCAGCACAGGCATACCGTCCAGCATGGTAAGGGAGGCGGTGTTACCGGGGCGCTCAAATAGGGAGCGCTGAGTCAGCACTGTAGTCTGGAGCGAGGACGTAGCAACGTGGTCAACGTTGTACCGCTTCACCGAAGTATTGTTATCGAGAACGCTAGCGAACGTGGGCGCGATCACAGTCCCTTTGACCACAGCTACGGTCAGCGGGTTCTTGAGGGTCGCTTGGGTCGCGCTCACAGTGTCAAGCTGGAGCAGCGTGGTTCGATCTTTGGTATAGAGGGTAACGTAGTCACCCGCACGCACATCGCAGCGGATACTGTCGAACTTGAGCACAGTAGCGCCGATCGCAGCATCCTCGGTGATTAGCGCTGCCCATTGGAAGTACGGAATGAACAAACGTCCGCGCGCGTTGAGCAGCGTGCGGAGCTGATCGTTAACTGCCCCAAGATCGGTTGACATGATCTCAGCCCGCTGACTTCTGCGCGGGGTAGCACGTAGACCAACGCGCTGCTCGGTGCCGTCAGCAGCAACCGAAATGTCAGTCAGCCATTCCCAAGTTTCCTCAAGACCGCTTTCAGGAACCTGCCCCATTAGGACCGCACGATTGCCAAAGATTGCAACCGGTCGAGGGTCAGTCACGTTACCAAAATCGAACGTGACCTCAGCAGCAATATCCGGAGGACCGCTGCTGAGCACTGTCATCTTAACCGAAGTTTCGGTAAGCGGTGGGATCGTGTACGGGAGGGTTAATCCCTCGACCGTGATCCCCTGACCGTTGTTTAGATTGATCGCAGTCAGCTGTGCGCTCTCATCCGTGAACGCATTCCACAGGTAGATGTCGCGCAGTACGGTACTGCCGATCGTACCCAGCGAGATAATGGACGGGGAGATGTTAATTCGATGGTAGAGATCGCCTTTGAAGTTCTCAGCAATCTGACCGCTAATCTGCCAGCGATTTGAGCTAGCTAGACGGTTGTGGCTCTTCGGGGTAGGTGCAGGGTGACTGACTACGGAACCCGCATAGACGTTGTCGAACTCGACATGCGAATTCAAATCAGTAGACGCGAAGGTGTTTGTCATTACACCTAGCGTTTCCGGTCCAAAGAACCCGCGGATGGCTGCCATGATTACGGCCCGAAGTAGCGAATCGCGACAGCCAACGTTCCCGAATGGTCTGCACCTGTGGCCCAGTTGACACCGTTTCGCACGGCGACGTTACGGGAGTAGAGCGGATACAGCTTCCACTTGTCCGGGCCGTATTGGATGACTTCGCCTGCCGCGTGATTATCAATTCGCGTATATCGCGCGTTGCGCATCGATGCTACAACCGTTCGCAGGTTGCTACCCCGATTGCACAGAATGTCGATTGGCAGCAGAACCGTGGACTGATTGAAATCCGAAGGAATTACCATCAACAAAGATGCCATCCATGAATCCATTTCAGCAATCGACATTGCGTCGCCGACCGCACCTTTGTACCGCCAGTCCGCAGATGCGCTGTCAAGCTGCATGTGCATATGCGTAGTACGGTACCCCGTGTTCGACTCTATGGAGTAACCGAGGGCAAGGCCAGAATGGAACGTGCCAATCTGAGATGGGGACACCGACAGATGCACTTTGCAATAGTTTACGTCGGTGATGTTAATATCAGACCGCATGCTTGCGGTCCCCCACATACCCGTTCCGCCCACATTCGGAATGTCAGTCTTGCCGAAATTCAGGTGCTGGTACATCGACCCGTTGTAGTTGATGACGATGTAAACTTCATCGGGGTCGTTGTTCACGTGCAGATCGTACGTGATTGGAAACGACATCGGGATGCGGGGGATCGACGCCATCATCAGGATATTGCCGCTCTTACCTGTGGTGTCGGAATTGTCACCAAGGACACCAGTTGCAGGGTGAGCGGTAAAGGTTCCAGCTGTAGCAGCGAATTTGACCACAAGGGTACCCTTCGTCAGGATGCCCGCGCCACCGGGGTTTGCCCAACCGTTGGCAATCATGTGGTTCTTGACAGCCGTCAGGAGGTCCGCGAAGCTATTCGCGTTGCCGGTAGCAAATGCGCCCATATTACTTCATCTCCACTGCGACGAATGACTGGAAGCCTGTACGTGAGCCGTCCTGGAGGATGACAAACGCGCGACCACCCGCGGCACGCACCGCGTCGACAGCTTGTAGCACACTCATCCCGGTTTGGTCAACGATCGTGCCACCAATCTGCATCACGTTTTCAACATTGTTGTTGAACCCCGTGATGGCGTACACCCCGTCGAGCTCACCATACACTCGACCGCGATTGGTCGTCGGATCGCAGTAGTACAGGATGATCGGGAACGGCTGGTAGTGATTGCCGGCGGGTCGAATTGAGTACGGTTGATAATTGTTGTTGTAGTCACCTACGTTGAACGGCCAGTGCTGATACTTCGTCCATGCACCGCTCTGTGTCCGAACGTAAGCGTTCCCGAAGCTGGTCGTAATGTTGAGGTAACCGTAATACGGGAACTGATATGTCGTTTCACTGAACCGGGTACCCGCTGCACCGTCAAACGAGCCGCCGCAGAACAGGGGTGCAGGGTACTCACCCGGCCGTGAGTACGGGTGAAACTTGCCAACATAGAAGTGTGTAAAGACAGGCGTACCGACCTTGAAGCACCCGACGATACGCTGGGGGTTTGCGGTCAGGAAGTACGTGACTGCGTTGTTGTGACAAGGTGTACCCGACCGCCTCTGACCGGGCTGGGTGTTGAACGTGTTCTCCGCCAGGAAGCCCGTAAAGGTTGCACAGTCGATGTTGTAGTAGTCGCTTGCAACACTCTGATAGGCGCGGAAGCCTACGTAGATCTGCTCGGTACCCGACAGGCCATTCGAGCGCATGATGAGCTCGTGGTTGGCGGTTGAAGTGTCATAACGCAGTGTTGTCCAGCCGTTTGCTTCCGCAAGCGTCTTGATAGCTGCGATCACTTTGTAGTGCGCCTCATCCCCAGCGCCACCCGTCACCGTACCGATTGCATATCCCATTTCGAATTCCTTAGGTCATACCGAGAGCGCGGCGGAAAGCTGCCGGATTGCTC